TGAATAGCGATATTACAACGTCAGGAAACATAAACCTTTCTGGCGCCACCTCTGTTTTAAACTTCGGAGCTACAGCCGCTATCAATGACTACAGTGGTGCAACAGGAACAGCTGGCCAGATACTAACAGTTAACGGAGCGGGCACTGGTATTGAATGGTCTACAGGTATCCCAACACAATCGATGCCTACATTACAGCAGGTTCTTACAGCCGGTAATACGGCAGTAGGTGTAGGTATAAACTTAACGGCTACTTCTCCATTAACATTAGATGCTTCTTCAAATATTGTGTCTGCAGGCGATAATACGTTTAGTGGAACCAATACATTTAGCGCCAACGGAACTTTAGTTACTACAGCCGGAGTGGTATTGAGCGGCTCGCTTTTTGACGGAGCGGGAACTGGTACGTTGGGACAAGTATTAACGTCTACAGCTACCGGAGTTTCTTGGGCAGATTTATCTACCTATGGATTAGTAAGTGTAACTACAGCCACACCAACATTAGCTACAGTACCGTTGTTACCACTGGTTGCCTCAACTGCTGCGGGGGCCGTGACTCTTACTCAACGAATCTATGCGGGGTCAAGTCTTATAGGCGTTGTACCTTCAGGAGGTACTGCTTCTACATTCCTTCGTGGTGATGGCTCATGGGCTACACCAACAGGTACGGGTGTTACTTCTGTTACAGGTGCTGCGTCATCAGTATCTACAGGAACCCCACAAACGATTACTCCTACTACAGGAGCTGTCGTGGTTACACCTCACTCTTATGCTGGGGGAGCTAATGTAGGCCACGTGCCTACGGGAGGTACTGCTTCTACATTCCTTCGCGGCGATGGAACGTGGTCAGTTATTGCTGGAGTCCCTCGCTGGTCTCAATACTTTAAATTTTACAACGGCAAGTTTACTGTAACATCAGGAGACTATATGATAAATGCAGGTGTTGGAGATTTTGGAGCGGCTAATCCTTCTCAAAACTTTATTGTTTCTCACGGAGCTTCATCTCCAGCTGCGGTAGCTATTACAGATGCGAGGTTGATGGAGAATATATATTTTGGAAATGCTGGGGATGGATCTTGTATAAGTGGATACCCTACCAATTCAGTGTGTTCAGTTGATTATCAAATTCTCCTTGATCAAACATGTAACGTAACTATAGATATATGGAGAGTCGATGAGGCGGGAGTAACGGCTAATGCTACACCGTTAGCCAGCGGTACTATAGCTATTACTGCAAGTACGCTTGCAACAGGAGAGCTTACCGTAGGAGCTGGTACGAATAATGAATTATCAGCAGGTGATAGAGCTGTCATAACCTGGAGGTCAGACACTACATATGCCAATAAAGTACTGAGCATGGGATTAACCGTTAGGTTCCAGGGCGTATAATTAAAATAAAATGAAATGGACATCAGGAAAATATCAATCGGCGCAGACTATAAGTCTGGCGCGATGCATTACATCGTAGGTCAAGAAGTTTTGGGTGGTAGTCATATTATCCACCTTATTCAAGATCATGACGAAGGTTATAAGATTTGGATACAAAAGGCTGAGGAGATATATTTGTGGAAAGAGTTTAGAAAAACTCTACCCATCTCTTTAGAATTTAATATCAATTTTTAATGCAATCTCCTTTTAGCTTTATAGTAAAAGCATACAACGAAAGGAGGTACGATAATATTAAGGAGATAGGGGGTATAGACTTTATCACCAGTGTATCTAAAGAAGATCACACCGCATCCAATCGTTTTGCTATTGTAGTGGAAACCCCACTAAAGTATACGGGCCCTATAAAAAAGGGTGACCGACTACTCGTTCATCATAATGTATTTAAGTATTATAACGATATGAAGGGGAGGGAAAAAAGCGGGAAGAGTTATTTTCGAGACGATATGTTTTTTGTGGAGATGGATCAGTTCTTTATGTACCACGATGGTACACGCTGGAACTCACATGGCAAATATTGTTTTGTAAAGCCTGTGCCTGCTAAGGATTCAACTATTTATAAAACAGGAGAAGAACCCCTGGTCGGAATACTTAAGTATGGGAATAAACAGCTCGAGTCTTTGGGTGTTAAGGAGGGGGATGAAATATCTTTTGAACCTCATAGCGAGTATACTTTTTATGTAGACGGGGAGAAGCTTTATCGAATGTTTACTAATAACATAATGATGCTGTTATGATATATATAATCGATGACTTCTTGGAGGCGCCTATTTTAAGCGCAGCTAATGCCTATCTAAATAACGGTCCATTTGTAAAAACCGTTTCGGGAGAAAAGGATTTTTATATAAAAGAATCTCCTGATGACTTTACTCAATATATAGTGGATCGATTGACGGTGATAGAAAAGAGACCTGTAGCAAGCATCCTTGCTTTTTTTAGAGAAGCTACCGATGAGTTAGATGTAACATGGCGCATACATTCCGACTTAAATATTAAAGGAGAAAAACCAGATAGAGCTTTGGTCCTTTATATGTCTCCACGAGAGCTTGAAGATTTGCATGGCACAGCTTTATGGGAGCATAATCAATACGGTAGAGAAATCCCTAAAGGAATTACCGATGAAGAGTATGACACTATGATAAGTGTAGACGCAGAGGATCTCGAGAGATGGAGGTTAAGTTCTGTTATAGGTTATGAAAGAAATCGACTTATATCTTACCCTTCTTCTTATTTCCACAGTAAGTACCCTAACGTATCTTGGAAAGAAGGAAGGCAAGTTTTTGTAATGTTTTATAAATTTAATTAATATGGGAGTACAGAAAAACATCGCGGCTTTGAAAGCCAACACAGAGTCTATTACAGAGAATTTAAAAAAGCTTATATTGGAAGAACAGCAAACTCGAGAGTTGGCTTTAGGAACTTTAAATCTTTTAAAGCTTATGCCAGGTTATGAAGAGGCTTTGGAGAAAATGAAAGAAAGCGTTAAGGAAGATGAACACCAAGGAGATTAAGTTACAGATTATAGAAGCAGGAGAAAAAGCTGTTCGTCAGTTAGTCAAAGTAGCTAAAGAAGATATTATCAAGTTTGATAAAGACGATGAGCTGGCTGCCGATAGATTAAAAAACGCTGCGGCAACTAAAAAGCTTTGTATCATGGATGCTTTTGAAATATTAAAAAGGATAGAAGAGGAGAAAGCTTTATTAGATGGAACTGTTGTAGAATCAAAAAACACCGCGCCTAAAGGATTTGCAGAATCAAGATCAAAATAGTTTATATAGGGTAGTAGCTAAGGCTATACCTAAAAGCGTGCTGGCAAATAAAAACCGTGCGCGTAGCTGGTCTTATGGATATGATTCTAAATATGACGTCGTTGTTATTTCTAAGACAGGTCAAATTGGGGAGGTCTACGAAATCAACGGTTTGCGCGTGGCTTTACCCAAAGTCCCAAAAGAAGTTTACTCTCGTTCTAAGAAAAAAGAAAATCAATACTGGGAGGCTTTTGAATACAGTAAAGACCTTAAGCGTATCAAGTCTATATTTCAGTGGCATGAAATGCCTGACACTTTTAAGTATAAGTGGGTGAATTATATAGAACTCGAGTTCGACAGAAGAGAAGAAGGCTTTTGGTTTTTAAATAACGGCATACCCACATACATTACAGGAACACATTATATGTACTTGCAGTGGACTAAAATTGATGTAGGGCATCCTGATTTTAGAGAAGCGAATAGAATTTTTTACATTTTCTGGGAGGCATGTAAAGCAGATAAGCGTAGCTTTGGGATGTGCTACTTGAAGATACGTCGTTCAGGATTTTCATTTATGAGTTCAAGCGAAGGGGTAAATCAAGCCACGATAACTAAAGACTCACGAATAGGAATACTTTCAAAAACAGGATCTGATGCTAAAAAAATGTTTACCGATAAGGTGGTACCAATATCTAACAACTATCCCTTCTTCTTTAAACCAATACAGGATGGAATGGATAAGCCTAAAACAGAACTTGCTTATCGTGTTCCTGCTTCGAAGATTACAAAGAAAAACATGTATGAGATCGAAGAGGAGGAGTTGGAGGGACTGGATACAACTATAGACTGGAAGAATACAGGAGACAATAGTTATGATGGTGAAAAGCTTCAGCTCTTGATCCATGACGAGAGTGGTAAGTGGGATAAGCCTGATAACATCTTAAACAACTGGCGCGTAACAAAAACATGTTTAAGATTAGGAAGTAAAGTTATTGGCAAGTGTATGATGGGCTCCACCTCTAACGCTTTAGATAAAGGAGGTAGAAACTTTAAGTCTTTATACGAAGACTCTTTCCCTTCTAAAAGAAATTCAAATGGCCAAACTAAAAGCGGTATGTACTGCTTGTTTATTCCAATGGAGTGGAATATGGAAGGCTTTATAGACATGTATGGGATGCCTGTTTTACGTAGTCCCAAAAAACCAATAGTAGGTATTGATGGTGAAGAGATAAGTGTAGGGGCTATAGATTATTGGGAAAACGAAGTCTCGTCACTTTCTCAAGATGCTGATGCATTAAACGAGTTTTATAGGCAGTTCCCCCGTAGCGAATCTCATGCTTTCCGTGATGAAAGCAAGCAGTCTATATTCAATCTCACTAAGATATATCAGCAGATAGATTATAACGATTCTTTAATTATGGATCATCATCTTACTCGAGGATCTTTCCATTGGAAGGATGGTATAAAAGATTCTAAAGTAATCTGGACTCCTGATCCTCGTGGTAGGTTTAATGTAAGTTGGACTCCTCCAAAACATTTACAAAATAAAGTTGAAGTCCGTAACGGACGAAAATATCCCGGCAATGAACACCTTGGATCTTTTGGTTGTGACTCCTATGATATATCAGGGGTGGTAGTAGGTAAAGGGTCTAACGGCTCTCTTCATGGGCTTACTAAGTTTAACATGGATGACGCTCCAAGTAATGAGTTTTTTTTAGAATATATAGCGAGACCTCAAACGGCAGAGATATTTTTTGAAGAAGTATTAATGGCCTTAGTGTTTTATGGTATGCCTATTCTGTGTGAGAACAACAAACCTCGTTTGTTATATCATTTAAAAAATAGAGGCTATAGAGGTTTTTCTTTAAATCGTCCTGATAAAATATATACAAAGCTTTCGCGTACAGAAAAAGAATTAGGAGGTATACCTAACACCTCAGAAGATGTAAAGCAATCTCACGCTGCTGCCATAGAATCTTATATCGAAAAGCATGTGGGTATAGATATTGCAGGGGAATATCGCGCTCAAGATGATATGGGGTCCATGTATTTTAGACGCACTTTAGAAGACTGGGCTAAGTTTGATATAAGTAATAGAACAAAGTTTGACGCCTCAATTAGCAGTGGTTTAGCTATAATGGCTAATCAGAAGCATTTGTATACTCCTGCTAAACAAAAATCAAAAATAAGCATTAACTTTGCAAAATATAATAATAGTAGTACAATAAGTCAGTTAATTAGATGAAGGGAGTTCAAATAGATATTACCTCCGCTTCTTTCCCAGATCAATTTGTTTCCGATTCCGATAAAGCAAAAAAAGAATTTGGGTTACAAGTGGGGCAGGCTATTCAATACGAATGGTTTAGGAGAGATGGATTGTCATGTAGATTTTACAATCAGTTTTTAGAATTTCATAAACTGCGCTTGTATGCACGAGGAGAGCAATCTGTAGCCAAATATAAAAATGAATTAGCTATTGATGGCGATCTTTCTTATCTTAACTTAGACTGGACTCCTGTACCTATTATTCCTAAGTTTGTTGACATTGTAGTTAATGGAATGTCTGATAGACTTTTTGACGTTCAGTGTTACGCCCAAGACTCTTTGTCTGCCGAAAAGCGTAACGAGTTTCAAAACATGGTAGAAAGAAACATGATCTCTCAAGATCTGTTTCAGCAAATTAGAAAAGATTTTGGTGTAGATCCATTTGAAGTTAATCCAGATAATCTTCCGGAGAACGATACGGAGATGGAACTATACATGCAGCTCAACTATAAGCCTTCTATAGCGCGTAAGCGCATTGATTATGATATAGCTACTTTAGGAATTGGTATGGCTAAGCACGTATTCCAGGAGGGAGACGGCGTAAGGGTGGAATATGTAGATCCAGCCAATGTGGTATACAGTTATACCGAAGATCCATACTTTAAAGATTGCTTCTACTGGGGTGAGTTAAAAACCATTCCTATTACCGAGGTGTTAAAAATTAACCCGGATCTTACACCTAAAGATTTAGAGGAGATATCTAAGTACAGCCAATCGTGGTACGATTATTATAATGTAGCGGCGATGTATGAGAATAGCATGTTTGCTCGCGACACATGCACGCTCCTGTATTTTAATTACAAGACTACAAACAGTTTCGTATACAAGAAAAAAGCTATGAAAGACGGTAGCTTTAAAACTGTAGAAAAGGACGACCAGTTCAATCCACCAGAAGAAATGATGGATGAAGGTAAGTTCGAAAGAGTGGAGAAGCGTATTGATGTGTGGTATGAGGGGGTTATGGTTATGGGTACCAACATTATACTTAAGTGGGAGATGATGAAAAATATGGTTAGACCAAATTCAGCAAATCAGTTTGCTATGTCTAACTACGTGGCTTGTGCCCCTCGTATGTATAAAGGAGTGGTGGAATCTTTAGTAAGAAGAATGATTCCTTTTGCCGACCTTATTCAGATGACACATCTTAAGATCCAGCAGGTGGTGGCTCGTGTAGTTCCTGATGGTGTATTTATAGATGCAGATGGTTTAAACGAAGTAGACTTAGGAACGGGTAATGCTTACAATCCTGAAGATGCTTTACGTCTTTATTTCCAAACAGGTAGTGTCGTAGGAAGAAGTTACACTCAAGACGGTGAGTTTAATAATGCTAAAGTTCCTATTACTCAACTGACGTCTAATAGTGGAGGTGGTAAATTATCAATGCTTATTGGTAATTATAACCATTACCTTGATATGATAAGAGGTGTAACGGGATTGAATGAAGCACGTGACGGTTCAACTCCAGATCCAAATTCATTGGTAGGCGTTCAAAAGTTAGCCGCCTTAAATTCTAATACAGCAACAAGACATATCCTTCAAGCAAGTTTGTTTATAACTCAAACTATTGCCGAGGCTTTATCTCTGCGTATAGCTGACGTTTTAGAGTATGCGGATTTCAAAGATGAGTTTGCTATGCAAGTAGGAAAGTATAATCTTGGAATACTTGAGCAAATCAAAAACTTATACATCTACGATTTCGGCATCTTTATACAGATGTCTCCTGACGAAGAACAGAAAGGTCAGCTTGAGGCTAACATCCAAATGGCTTTATCACAAAAAGATATTAGCTTAGAAGACGCCATAGACATCAGACAAATTAAAAATCTTAAACTTGCTAATCAATTATTAAAGGTTAAGAGAAAGCAGAAGATGAAACAAACGCAGCAGATGGAAGCTCAAAAGCAACAGATGCAGGCGCAAGTAAATCAACAGTCACAACAGATGGCTGCACAAGCTGCTATGCAAAAGCAACAGATGGAGATGCAGGCTAAGATGCAGATTGCTCAAGCTGAAGCGGCTATGGAAATAGAAAAGATGAAGAACGAAGCTGCGTTAAAACAACAGTTGATGCAAGTAGAGTTCCAAATGAATATGCAACTTAAGGGTATGGAGCAATCTCAAATGGATGCTCGTGAAACGATGCGTGAGGAGGGTAAGTCTAAGCGTATAGCGGAAGCCAATACTCAGCAGTCTAAACTGATCCAGCAGAGAAAAAATAACACTGCGCCTATAAATTTTGAATCGAATGAAGATAGCTTAGATGGTTTTGACTTTTCGGAGTTTAACCCACGCTAAAGTTATTAGGAATATATACACTAACTTTGTAAAAAATTAAATCAAATGGATAACGAAAAATTTATTGTTAAAGAAGTTTCAGAAGTAGAACAGAAATCAAGAGCACAAGTTGAAGAGGAACTTCTTCAAAAACATGAGGATCAATTCCAAGATTCAGAAAGTTCTGAAAGCGTGGACCAAGTTGACACAGCCTCAGATCAAGAGGCTCCACAGCCAGAGACACAGGAAGGAACTGGATTAAAAGACGAAGACGTTCTTGAATATATCAAGAGCAGATACGATAAAGAAATAAACTCTGTTGATGAGTTGTTTGCGCAAACAGCAGCAAATGAAGAATTACCAGAGGATGTTTCAGCGTTCTTTAAATATAAAAAAGAAACCGGCAGAGGTTTCGATGACTACGTAAAGCTGCAAAAGAATTACGATGACATGGAAGCCGATGCTGTAATAGCTAACTACTATGCGCAGACGGAAGAAGGCTTGGATGAAATAGATATCCAAGACATGATTCAAGATCGATTCGGATACGAAGAAGATTACGATGATGAAAAAGATGTCCGTCAAAAGAAGTTAGCGCACAAAAGAGAACTTGCAAAAGCGAAGAAGTTTTTCAAGGAGCAACAAGAACAGTACAAGATCCCTCTTGAGTCAAGCGGGGGTTTCAGTTCAGAGGAGCAAACTGAAGAGTTTAATCGCTATAAGAGTTACGTTGAGGAATCAACTACTCGAGAGGAGCAAATGAAAAAGAGGTACAACTGGTTTGTCGAGAAGAGCACCGAAGTGCTCAACGATGATTTTAAAGGTTTTAATTTCACCGTTAACGATAAGCAGTATACTTACAAACCTGGGGATGGTAAAGAATTATTCAATAAGCAGAAGGATGTAAATAATTTTGTAAAACCTTATTTAGATTCAGAAAGCGGAATGATGAAAGACGCAGAGGGATATCACAGAGCTATGTCTATAGCTATGAATCCTGAAAAGTTTGCCCAGTTTTTTTATGAGCAAGGCAAAGCGGAAGCTATAGATAATGTTTCTAAAAAATCAAAAAACATTGATATGGTTCGCAAAGCCCCTCAATCGTTTAACAAGAATGGTCTTAAGATCAGACCTGTAGGCGATACTTCGAGTGGGAAAGGACTCAAAATTAGAAGTATAAAAAAAGTTTAAAAATTAAAAACGAGAAAAAATGGCTGTAAATGCAACGCCAGGGTTTAACCTAATTCCTTCAGCGGAACGAGTAGCCCTGCCATCAAACTACATTACCAACTTCGATTTCTTGAACCAGTATCTTCCTGATACTTATGAAAAGGAATTTGAGCGTTACGGTAATAGATCGATCTCTGCATTCTTAAGAATGGTGGGAGCGGAAATGCCTTCTAACTCTGACATGATCAAGTGGGCGGAGCAAGGAAGACTTCATATTAAATACACTGACGTAAGTTTAGGAACCTATGTAGGAAACGAAACTACGCAGACGTTAACTATTAACGATACTCTTAACCCAACTATTCCTGGTGGGGGAACGACTATCTCAGCGGGAGGTAATGTTGCTATCAGAATCGGTCAAACGATTATGATTTCTGACAACACTCCAGGATCTAACTTCAGCAACAAAGCTGTTGTTACTGCTGTACCAACTGCAAACACTATTACCGTAGCTTACTACGAAGCAACACAGGCAGCTTATGCCGCAGCTTCTAAGGTAACTATCTTTATCTACGGTTCTGAGTTTGCGAAGGGAACAGCTGGAATGCAAGATTCTTTAGAGTCTGACGATTTCATTTTCGAGAACAAGCCTATTATCATTAAGGACAAGTACGAAGTATCTGGATCAGATATGGCTCAGATCGGATGGATCGAAATTACTTCTGAAGATGGAGCTAACGGATACCTATGGTACCTAAAGTCAGAGCACGACACAAGACTTCGTTTTGAAGATTACTTAGAAACTGCTATGGTAGAGGCTGTACCAGCTGCTCCTAACTCAGGTGCAGAGGCGGCGCTTTCTACTTCAACTGCAGCAGCAGGCGTTATCAACGCAGGTTCGCAGGGTGTATTCTACGTAGTAGGAGAGAGAGGTAACGTATACGGTGGGGGTAACCCAACGGCGTTAGCTGACTTTGATTCTATCATCCAGAGATTGGATAAGCAAGGTTCTATTGAAGAGAATGTTCTTTTCTTAAACCGTCAGTTCTCTTTCGATATGGACGATATGTTAGCTGCTCAAAACTCTTACGGAGCGGGTGGTACTTCATACGGACTGTTCGACAACGACGAAGAGATGGCTCTAAACTTAGGTTTCACTGGCTTCAGAAGAGGTTACGACTTCTACAAGTCTGACTGGAAGTACCTTAACGATGCTACTATGAGAGGTGGTTTAGTAGGTGGCGCTATCAACGGACTATTAGTCCCTGCTGGTTCTACTACTGTATATGACCAAATCTTAGGTAAGAACGCTAAGCGTCCATTCCTACACGTTAGATACAGAGCTTCAGAAACTGAAGATAGAAGATACAAGACTTGGATCACTGGTTCTGCTGGTGGAGCGAGAACATCTTCTTTAGATGCTATGGAGGTTAACTTCTTGAGTGAGCAAACAACTTCTTCTTATTCCAGAACGCATAATCTAAAATGATGGAAATGGGGGAGGGGAATCCCTCCTCCCCTATTTTTTTAACTTTAATTGAATTTTAATAAAATGAAAAAGAAAACAGTTTTTACGTCTAAGGCGTACAGATTAAAAAATGACAAAGCGCCATTAAACTATATGTTGTCT